CAGGCCGTCGCCGCGCTTGGACTTGATGACGGCCTCCTGCACCTCGAAGTAAGCGCCAGCGTTCATGGCCTCGATCTTCAGCTCCAGCAGGCGCTTGACCGACTGCGCCAGGGACTTCTGGACCTCGCGCACGCAGACCGACCGGCTGGTCGGGTCCATGATGTGAGCCTCGATCAGCATCTCGGCAAAGGTGTGCGACTTGCCGGAACCACGGCCGCCGAAGGCTGCCTTGTAGCGCGCCGGCTCCAGCAGGGGCAGCGCCCAGGCGGGTGTCTCGATGCGCAGGGTCGTCACTTCCCGACCACCACGCGCTCGATCTTGCGGAACTCGATGGGAGCACCATCAGCACCAGTGATCTCGTGCTGCTGCACTTCCTTCCAGCGCATCTGGGTCTTGGACCACCAGATGGCCGCGGCCGTGTCGCCTGCCATGACCTTCTGGAATAGGGTTTTCCCTACCTGCCCGTTGGCCTTGGCCTTGCCTGAGATCAGTTCGGTTGCAAAGTGCTTGCGCAGGGTGTCGGTGTCGATGCCGTCGCGCACCAGGACTGCGATCTGCTCGATGGGCAGGCCGTAGCCGGACAGGGCTTCGACCTGCTTGCGCTCGGCGTCTGTGGGCTGGAATGCCGGTCGGCCAGCCCCTTCACGCGCACCTCCGCTGTTCGGTCTGGGGCCGCCTTGCTTTTTTATGACCGATTTTTCAGCAGCTTCAGGCTGCTTCTGCGATTGCTTTTTCGTTGCCATTTTTAACCTCCGCGAAAGGTTTTCCAGTTTCTGCGTGTGTTGCCTGCTTTCCGGTGAACTCTTGCCAGCGCTTGACGATGACGTCCACAAACTTCGGATCGAGTTCCATCAGGCGCGCTTGCCGGTTTGCTTTCTGTGCAGCGATCAGCGTGCTGCCACTTCCACCAAACAGATCGAGGACGATATCTCCTGGGTGGCTGCTCCATTCGATCATGCGCTCCACCAGTGCCACTGGTTTCATGGTCGGGTGCAGATCGCTTTTGGTTGGCCGGTTGTGCCTGATGATCGTTCCGCTGGCTTTGTTGCGGATTTCGTTGATCATCTCGATGAGCTGCTCCTTCTTCATTGACTTCAGGTCGACGTCATCGTCGATCACCGTTGTCAGCGTGAAGTTGCCGCAAAAGTAATGGCCAGAGCCTTCCTTCCACCCGTAGAGGATTGGCTCGTGCTGCCAGTTGAAGTCCTGGCGTGAAAGCGTGGCGCTTTGTTTCACCCAGATCAGCACCTGTGACAGTTTCAGTCCGGCCTCCACCATGCAGTCCGTGAATGCAGCGCGTTCTGACTCGCCGTGTGCGACGTAGATCACAGCGCCTGTTCTCATGACTGCGTAGTAGCTTGCATAGACGCTGCGCAGGAAGTCTCTGAACTCGCCAGACCCCATGTCATCGTTCATGATCTTGCCGGCCTTGCCTTCGACTGCCACGTTGTATGGTGGATCAGTCCAGACCAGATCGGCCAGCTTGCCGTCCATGAGCTTCTCGACTTGCTGCAGGTTTGTGCTGTCTCCGCACATCAGGCGATGTTTTCCAAGCACCCAGATGTCGCCTGGCACGCTGATCGGCGTTTCAGCAATCTCTGGCACATCGTCTGGATCACCCTGGTATTCGATCTGTTCTGCGTCTTCAACTTTGGTCAGGCCATCGATCTCGTCTTGGTTGAATCCTGTCAGGCTGACGTCAAACCCTGCTGCATCCAGTTCGGCCAACTCCAGCGCCAGCAACTCGTTGTCCCAGCCAGCGTTTAGCGCCAGCTTGTTGTCTGCGATGACGTAGGCGCGCTTCTGTGCCTCGCTCCAGCCCTTGGCCACCATGACCGGGACTTGAGCCATGCCGAGCTTCCTGGCCGCCATGACGCGACCGTGGCCGGCAATGATGCCTGCTTCCTCGTCCACCAGGATGGCCGAGGTGAAGCCCCACTCCTTGATGCTGGCCGCCAGTTGTGCGATCTGGTCCTCGGAATGCGTGCGCGAATTCTTGGCGTATGGCACCAGCTTTTCGATGGGCCACTGCTCGACCTTGTCGGCTGGATTTACTTTGTGGGACTTTGTGGTCATACCTTATTCTCCTCTTTTTCCAGTCGGTTCGCCACCAGGGTGGCGTAGCCAGCGATGTCGACCCAGTTGTCGGCGTAGTTCGGATCGCCGTTCAGGATGCGCGCGATCTTGTGCTGAATCATCTCCAAGGCCTCGCGCTGGTCGGACTGGAGTCCATCCCAGCCGCTGCGCTCGTGCATCGCTGCCTTGAGGTCTTGGCTGATCCTGGCATGGCCTTGGAAACTGCCATACCGACCTTCACGGCCGGCCAGCATCTCGTTCACGTTCGTCTGTGTCATGGTTTCTTGCTCATGTTCGGAGTTACAAGATCATGCCATTTCCGATGGCATGTGCGGCAGAGATACGCAACGGGCCAGCGGTTGGCCTCGTCACCGAATAAATACTGTGGTGCCCAGTGGTGCAATTCACCTTCATTTGCATCGCACACTTCGCATTTAATCTGGATTTGTTTTTTCTGAATATATTCTGCGGTTTTTGTTTTGACATATTTCAACGGTCCATTTTCTTTTGCATATTCCTGTGCGATTGTTTTCTTCACATATTTTGCGAATACTTCACCGCATGCATCGCAGTAGATCGGATATACAGTCGCTCCTGATGCAATGTTGGTGATGCCGATCTTGAGCTGATCTGATCCGCATGTATTGCACTTATCCACAGGTTGCTCCTTCCGGGTCGAAAAAATCGCACATCGTGGCTGGGACAATGGGACACACCCTAAAGGTGTGTGTCCTGTCCTGTCCCAGGCTGCCTCGCCTTGTCCTCGGGACATTTGTCCCAGTTTGTCCTGTCTTGTCCCATTTGTCCCACCCTACTTTTCAGTCCTTCTGACCATCAAGGTTGCTGCCGTTGCGTTGTCTGAGACCACCCAGCCATGCTCATGCGCCACAATAATCTGAGCGTTCAACAGGTTATAAATCAGTCGTCCTTTTTTACTCTCCTGAGCGTAAGTTTTCGCTGTCGATTCTGTCAGTCCTTCGTTTGTCGTCAGATATTGAAGCAGCGCGCTGCGCGATAGATAAGGCATTTTGTCTCGGTCTTCAGCGCCAGCATGCCACCAGGCATTTGTGAATTTCCGAATATCTTTTTGAATCTCAGATTCTTTTTTCGGTTTTTGCTCAGGCGCATTTTCTTCAATCACGAATACTGCGCCTTTTATTTCCTCGCCATCCTCATCAATCCACCCAAGAGGCACCGTCTCCAGCTTGCCGAAGAACGGATTCGGAGGCTCTGCGTCCTTCATTTTGGTGCAGGAAATCTCGATGCTGTTGTCGTTCTTGGAGACCAGGATCGATGCGTCCAGTGAGGCTTTCCAAGCGCTGGAGCCGCGGGCGCGCTGCTTGGACTCTGCTGCATGTCCGGTGTGGTGATTGAGGCACACGCTGGCGCTCAGTGCTCGGGCCACGATGTTGCATGCGTTGAGCATGTTGCGGGTGTCCTTGGCGCTGTTCTCATCGCCACTCATGTGGTTGTTGACCGTGTCGATGAAGATCGCCACCGCATCGTCCTGGGTGATCTCTCGCACCGCGTTGATGATCTGAGCTGCAGCGGCTGGACTGTCGATGTCGATCGCCTTGTTCGAGATCAGCAGGTTGTCCAGATTCTGGACGCCGTGGGCCTTGCACCAGGCTGTGACGCGCTGGCGCAAACCATAGTTGCCCTCGCCTGCCATGTAGACCACCAGGCCGGCCTTGGTCTTGTGGCCATGCCATTGCAGGCCGGAGGCGATATGGCAGGCCATGTCCAGGGTGATGAAGGTCTTGCCGGACCCTGACTCGCCGTAGACCATGCTCACGCCGCTGTCTGGAACCCAGCCTTTGATGATCCAGCGCAGCGGAGCAGGCTGGCCAAGGTAAGACGTTGCCCTGGTGAAGTAGTATTCCTGCACCTGCGCTCTGGTGGCCTCCAGGATCGCCTCGGCTGCATCGCTGCCCAGACTGGTAGCCGCAGCCACGTCCGACTCAGGCTCATACCGGCAGACCGATCTGACAATCTGGGACAGCTCAGACGATGGCAGTGGAATCTCGCAGCGGGTCTCGTTGGCAATGGCCAGCGCCGCCATGATCTCTGCCTCGGTCATGCCGTAGCGCCGCATGGCACCACCCAGGGCTGTCAGACCGTTGTTCCGGCTGCCTTGGATCAGACCGCCGCCCGTGGTGACCGCCGCCTGGCGTGTCTCAGGCTTGCGCATTGCCCTGTAGGACTGCAGCCACTGCTCCGGGATCGTGAAAGGTGCCACGCCGTCGAACGGATCAGATGACGCCTCCCACTGGTAGCTGCGGCCTTCAATCGTCGATGGGAAGGCCACAAAGTACCGGCCATCGGCCAGCAGGTCCACACCTTCGGCCAACTTGCAGGATCGAATCTCTGGGTTGTAGACGCCGATGTGGTGCTCACCACCGCCTGCTGTCATCTGCATGGCACCGTCTGGCACCTTGCCATTGGAGTCCAGCCAGCTAGACCAGGACGAGTCGCCACCATTTCTTGGGTCCACATCGAACACCACGATGCCAGATCGCTCGCCGGCCGCAATGCCGATGTTGAAGTCTGGGTTCTGCGCCCACCACCTGGCGATCTGCTCCGGGTCTGTCGTGGCGTCTTTGACCCCATGCTGAGTGGCAGGCACCTTGCCATTGGGAACCACTGGGATGACATGCCACCCCCATGATGCGTAGGTCAGTGCTGCTTCAGCCTTGGTTGTCATGAGTGCGACCTTCCAAGTAGTTGGACAGCGCCATCAAGACCTTGTAGGTCGGATTGGCGTCTGGGTTGTCCCTGACCTCTCGGATGGTGTTGTAGTGCAGCCCAGTGGCCTCTGCGACCTTGGCCGGCATCCTGTCGGACAAGGCCTTGCGAATCTGCTCCAGGGTCATCATGTTTGAATCCTCTATAAAAAAATTTCCGGTGGGTGTTGACATCCTACATTTTTTTGGAGTACAGTGCAAGCACACCTCGAACTGATTCCCAGACGGAGGTGCGAAAAAGGAGAGCCAACATGGCAATCAACGTGAAGACCACCGGCAGCCTGGCTGCCAATGGTGTGAAAGTCCTGGTCTACGGCCAGGCCGGTGCAGGCAAGACCTCACTGATCAAGACCCTGCCGCAGCCCATCGTGCTGTCTGCTGAAGGAGGCCTGCTGTCCATCCAGGACGCCGACCTGCCATTCATTGAGATCAGCGACATGGAGACGCTGCGGGAGGCCTACACCTGGCTGACGCAGTCCGACGAGGCCAAAGGGTTCCAGTCGGTCGCGCTCGACTCCATCAGCGAGATCGCTGAGGTGGTGCTCAATGCCGAGAAGAAGGCCACCAAAGACCCACGCCAGGCCTACGGTGCGATGCAGGAGCAGATGGCCGACATCATCCGCGCATTCCGTGACCTGCCTGGCCGGCACGTCTACATGAGCGCCAAGCTGGAAAAGACCCAGGACGAGATGGGCCGCGTGCTGTATGCGCCATCGATGCCCGGCAACAAGACCGGCCAGGCGCTGCCCTACTTCTTCGACGAGGTGCTGGCGCTGCGTGTCGAAAAGGACAGCGAAAACAACACCCAGCGCGCCCTGATGTGCGACTCGGACGGCCTCTGGCTTGCCAAGGATCGCAGCGGGAAGCTGGAAGCCTGGGAAGCGCCGGACCTGGGCGCGATCATCGCCAAGATGGGAGGCAAGTGATGGCCGACCATACGCCAGGACCGTGGAAGGCTGTCTACGTTGGCAGTAGCAATTGGGATTTGGATGGCCCGACCACGCAAGAGGATTGGACGCTGGCAGCCGCAGCGCCTGATCTTCTGGAGGCTCTGAGCCTTCTTGTCGCAGGCATTGAGAACAGTGTTAGCCCAACATTCATCCCATTGGCGAAAGCCCGCGACGCTATCTCAAAAGCAAAAGGAGAGCAAGCATGAGCGACAACGACAAACTGCCTGACGACCTAAACACGCTGTCGTCGCTATGGCTGGCCGCCAAGCAGGCTGAGGCCGACGCCACGGCAGACCGCCGCAAGATCGAGGACCGAATCAAGTCCTTGGTCGGGGTGGCAGAGAACCTGGAAGGCACCGAGACGGTCGACCCGGATCAGTTCACCATCAAGATCGTTGGCCGCATTGACCGCAAGGTCGATGGCGACAAGGTGCAGGAACTGGCCGCCGAGTTTGGCCTGACCGAGCACCTGGCCAGCCTCTTCCGGTGGAAGCCGGAGATCAACATGGCCGTCTGGAAAGCAGCGGACGAGGCCATCACCAAGCCGCTGGCAGCAGCAATCACGGCCAAGCCTGGCCGCCCTTCATTCACCATCACTCGCAAGGAGAAATAACCATGGCATTCCTCGGACAAACCTTTGACGCAAACGAACTGCCCCAGGGCAACGGTGGCAACTACGATCCGCTGCCGCCAGGCTGGTACACGGCCACCATCAACAAGGCTGACCTGCAGCCGACCAAGGACGGTTCTGGCCAGTACATCAAGGTGCGCTACGACATCACCGGGCCGTCGCACCAAGGCCGCGTGGTGTTCGGCAACCTCAACATCAAGAACGCTAGTCAAAAGGCAGAAGAGATCGGACGTCAGCAGCTTGGCGAATTGATGCGCAGCATTGGCCTGGCCAAGGTCACGGACACCGACCAACTGATCGGTGGAAGCCTGCAAATCAAGCTGGACGTGCGCGCCGCAACCGAGCAATACTCGGCACAGAACGAGGTCAAGGGCTTCAAAGCGATCACCGGCAGCGCGCCGACCTTCGCAGCACCTGCAGCCTTAGCACCGACCGCTGCCTCTGCGCCTGCAGCAAGTGGAAGTTCCACAGCGCCTTGGTTGAAAAAGAAATAAAGCGAAAAAATGCCCGGCCTCGCAAGAGGACCGGGCTTCACACACGAAGGAGAACCTGATGAAGATTCCTGAGCCAGAGCATAGCATCCAAGGCCTGATTGACAAGCACCACGAGAAGCAGGCCGAGCCGCCCAGGCCGCACATGGGCTGCAGCCAGTTGGGTCACCCATGCGACAGGTGGCTGTGGCTGTCGTTTCGCTGGGCTGTCCAGCCCCAGTTTCCTGGCCGCATCCTGCGCCTGTTCCGCAGGGGCCAGATGGAGGAGGCCACCATCGTGTCGGACCTGCGCGCCATTGGCATGGATGTGCGCACCAGCCGTCAGCAGGCGCGCGTGGACTTCGGTGCGCATGTGTCAGGCAGCATCGACGCCATCATCGAGTCTGGCGTGCCTGCATCGCCCAAGAAGCGCCATGTGGCCGAGTTCAAGACGCACAGCAGCAAGAGTTTTGCTGACCTGGAGAAGAACGGGGTCGAGAAGTCCAAGCCCGAGCACTTCGTCCAGATGCAGCTCTACATGCATGGCACCGAGATCGACCGCGCCCTGTATG